CGGAGCTATGCGTTGATAGGTTAATGATCGTATCAAATGATGCGCCGCCAGCAATAAAAGATCAAGCCTTGGCTCACAAGGAACGTATGAAGGCTGTAATCGCAGTCTACATGAAACAGGCTATCCAAAGTGATAGAACTACTGTATATAATGCAATCAGTGATGCTGGTCATAAAAAACTAGCCGAATATATAAGGAAAATGTAAATGGCTTTTAATGGCAACTTTATGTGTACCTCTTTCAAAGTTGAAGTTTTGAAGGGTGTCCACAACTTTACCGGAGCATCTAACGTGTTTAAGCTGGCGATGTATACCAACAGCGCAACCTTTACGGCTGCGACTACTGCGTACACTTCTGGCAATGAGGTTAGTGGTACAAACTACACTGCTAAAGGAAATGCTGTAACTACAGTTACTCCTGTTGCGTCTGGTACAACAGCTCTTGTAGATATGAACAATGTTGTATTTAGCAACGTGACTATTTCTGCTGTTCGCGGAGCGTTGATTTACAATGAAGCCGCTTCAGGTGATCCAACGGTATGTGTGCTTGACTTCGGTTCTGACAAGGCTGCAAGTGCAGGTGACTTTACAGTAGTGATGCCAACCGCAGACGCGAGTAACGCTATTATCCGCATCGCCTAAGTAAAGGGATAACCCATGCCACTACCTTTTTCTGGCTGGGGCCGTGGCGGTTGGAGTTCTGGCTCTTGGAATAGTTTACAAGTAGGCGTATCCGTTACAGGCGTAGCGGGTACAGGGGCTGTTGGTAGCGTAAGCACTACCAGCGGTGTTACTCAACCTGTCACGGGTGTAGCGGGTACAGGGGCCGCAGGTTCTGCAACGGTTACTGGAACCGCAAACCTAACGGCTACAGGTCTGACAGGCACGGGGTCAGTAGGCTCTGTAACGGTTACAGGCGTAGCTAACATAGCAGCTACAGGGGTGAGCGGCACATCGGCTCTTAACACTGTTGTAACTGAGTCTGATGGTAATCTTACGGTACTGGGCCTTAATTCTATTGGGTCAGTCGGTGCAACCTCTGTATCATCAAACTCAGTAATTCCTGTAACGGGTGTTTCTGGAACAGGTTCAGTAGGCGCTGCCGTAACAAGAATAGGTATTAACGCCAACATAACAAGTGGTGTGGTAGGAACTGGATCAGTTGGCTCTGTAACTATAACAGGCGTAGCAAATCACACTGCTACAGGTGTGGCGGGTACAGGCGCAGCAGGCACCGTTAGCGTAAATCAAGCATTTGCTGTAACAGGTTTATCTGGCACAGGCGCAGTAGGCACTATTAGCGTAAATCAAGGGTTTGGTGTAACGGGTTTGTCCGCTACAGGCACAATAGGCACCGTTAGTGTAAACCAAGCATTTGCTGTTACAGGCGTAGCAGGTACAGGGGCGGTAGGCGCTACAACTATTGATTTCTCCTACTCAGTCACAGGTGTGTCTGGCACTGGCGGTGTTGGCGCTGTTACCATTGAAGGTAAAGCTAACCATACTGTTACTGGGGTAGCGGGAACAGGGTCTTCGGGCGCTTCGACTATTGATTTTGGGTACTATGCCACAGGAGTAGCAGGTACAGGCGCTGTAGGTACTGTAAGTGTAAATCAAGCCTTTGCCGTTACGGGTGTATCTGCTACAGGAGCAATAGGTGATACGTTTGTGTGGGAGAAGATTAGCCCCACAAATAACGCAAATTGGATACCCATAGTCGCGTAATCTGAAAAACATTGCGTCTTAACGATAGGCGCGGTATAAACTAAACAACTTATCTGCTTAGGGAACTCACATGGCTAGTACATATGGAAATGATCTTCGGCTAGAAGAGATTGGCGATGGCGAACAATCTGGCTCTTGGGGCGCTACAACCAACACAAACCTTGAACTAATTGCAGAGGCTCTTAGTTTTGGCACCGAAGCCATTACCACCAACGCCGATACGCATACCACAACAATTGCAGATGGAGCCACCGATCCGGGTCGCTCTCTGTATCTAAAGTACACAGGAACGCTAGACAGCACCTGCACAATTACAATTGCCCCTAATTCTATTAGCAAGACGTGGTATATTGAGAACGGCACAAGCGGCTCTCAAAGTATTATTATCTCGCAAGGCTCTGGGGCCAACGTAACAATTCCAACGGGTCAAACCAAGATCGTGTACTCAGACGGCGCGGGTTCTGGCGCAGCTATGGGCGAGATTGGTACGTTGGGCGTTACTAATCTAAATGTGTCTGGTGATATTACTGTAGGAGATGATCTTACTGTAGGGGATGACCTTATTGTGACAGACGATATGACCGTTGGTGGAACTCTTGGCGTTACTGGGGTTCTAACGGGTACGTCATTAGATATTAGCGGCAATGTAGATATTGATGGAACTCTTGAAACGGACGCGCTTTCTATTAACAGTACAGCCGTTACGTCCACTGCGGCTGAATTAAATATTCTTGACGGCGTTACAGCTACAACCGCAGAACTCAACATTATGGACGGCGTTACGTCTACCACTGCTGAGTTAAACATTTTGGATGGCGTTACGTCTACCACTGCTGAGTTAAACATTTTGGATGGCGTCACATCTAACGCAACTGAAATAAATCAACTAGACGCCATTACTCGCGGCAGCATTTTGTACGGCAATGCTTCTGGCGTAACAGCCAGACTAGCTAAAGGCACTGCGGGAACAGTTCTAACGTCTGACGGCACCGACTTGTCATTTGCTTCTATAGCTGCTGGCATGTCTGATGTGATTTTTCCGTCAGATTGGGCTAGCCCCACTAATAATTACACCTCGTCAGGCACATGGAGTAAAGGGTCATTAAGTGATGATGACTATGTCTGGATTTATCTACTTGGTAGCGGCGGAGGCGGTGGCGCTAGATATACTGGCGTAGGCGATATAACAAATGGGGGTGCAGGAGGATACGCACTTTTAATCTATGGGCAAGCCAAGTATTTTAATGGTGGTGCTTATGTTGTAGGAGCCAGTAAAGCAGGAACAAACACAGGCGGTTCTAACAACGACTACACAGGCACACCCGGAAACGCTTCGACTTTTACGTTAACCTCCACGTATAATTCTCAAGTCTATACGACTGCATCAGGAACTGATAATGGCACAGGCGATGGCGCTCCCGATGATACGACTGCTGGTAGAGTGCTTCGTTACAATCCAACAATAGATGACGTAATTGACCTAACTAATTTAACACCAGATTTTACAATCACTTCTAACGTAAACTATAGTGAAATAACTGATAAGGGGCTGCCCACTGGTGTAACTGCTAGATACTCTCCCAAAGAGCGATGGTATAATATAACTGGAACACCTTATTCTATTTTTGGTGGTGGGCAAGGATCGTCTGAGTATAATAACACCATTAACCCTGCGGGAACGTCTATGTTTGCAGGAGCGGGTGGTGCTATTGGAAGTTCATTAGGTGGAAGCGGTGCGGCTCCCGGTGGCGGTGGCGGTGGTGTTACTGCCAGTAATGGAGTTGGCGGCACAGGCGCACAAGGGAGCGTAAGAATTTATCATGTCTAAAACTTGGTACAATAAAATTACGGGCTATGGCGGGGTTTTTGATGATGCGGAGGACATAGCTAATTGGCCTGACTTCCAAGAAACAAAACCCTTACCAACGGAAGCCCAAGTTCGCGCAGAACGTGACGCCAGACTAGAGGCGTCTGACCCGATGGCTTTAGCAGACCGCATCACAGACGCATGGCGCACTTATCGTCAGGCGCTGCGCGATGTTCCCGATCAATCTGGGTTTCCCACAAATGTGATTTGGCCCGTTGAGCCTAGCTAATGCCAGATATGAATGAGCGCGTCTCGGCGCTAGAACGGGATATGATTGCTGTGCAAACAGAAGTTAGAATACAATTTAAAGAGGTCTTTACTAGAATAAAGCGTCTTGAGACCGTTCTAATAGGTACATCAGGTGCCACCATTTTGATGCTACTAGCGATCTTAAACCGTATGGAGTAAGTTATGTGGTACACGTTTTCGCGTTGGTTCTTTACATAGGGGTAGGTTCTAGCCGCACTCTCACCAGCGAAGACATATACTTTTACAGATTAGATCACTGCAACTACTACGCCCGAGAGATTGTAAGGCGTTACGGATACCCCGACATACAGGATTACGGAACAGCGTACTGCGTTCCAAAAGTGGTCGATCCTGCAGAGGTAACAATATATGATTGATCCAGTTACAGCTTTTGCAGCAGCTAATGCAGCCTTTAAAGGCGTAAAACTGTTGGTTGGTGCAGGCCGTGAGATGCAGGATGTTAGTAAACAACTTGGGTCTTGGTACTGTGCAGTCGCGGACATTACCCGTGCGGAGTCTCAACGTAAGAACCCTACGTGGCTAGACAAACAAACTCAAGGTTCTGACAACATAGAACAACAGGCTATGGATATTGTTATCCGTAAGAAAACTTTGCTTGAGA